GTGCTCGTACTCTTGATAACACTCCTAACAACCGTTATATCAATATCCGCCGTTCTTTGATTTACATCGAAAAGCGCCTTACTGATCTAACATCGTTCGCTCTATTTGAGAACAATGACGAGCGTCTATGGAATCAAATCAATACAGCAGTAAGCAGCTTCCTATTCTCATATTGGAATACTGGAAACTTGCGTGGAAATACTTCCGCTCAGGCTTACTACGTAATCTGTGACGGACGTAACAACTCATTTACTGATATCCAAAACGGTAAGGTAAATATCACAGTTGGCGTCGCACTAGAATATCCAGCAGAGTTCGTTGTCATTCAGATCGGACAACTAACAGGAAACGCTACGGCGTAAGGAGATAATGACAAATGGCAACTAACCTAAATGTTCTAAGTACCTTACTTACGGATCCAGTCCGTAATTTTAAGTTCCTTGTGCAATTTACACCTGTAGCTCCAGACGGTGCTACACCTGACACATACTGGGGAACCAGTGCTGCTCAAGGTGGATCAAATGCATTTGGTACTATGGGCTTCGTATCTCTTTCAGGTCTAAGCGTAGCGACAGAGTCAATTGCTTACCGTGAAGGCGGATACAACACCAACGTCCACCAGATTCCTGGACAATCTTCGTTCACACCTATCACTCTTTCTAAGGGTGTTATGTTGGGACAGATGGGAAATGCTGATTGGATGAAGCGCTTGTTTACAGTTGTTACACCAGGTGTGACAACCGCAGCAGGTTCTCAATTCCGTGTTAACTTGGATATCCAGGTTCTTACACATCCTAACCCAACAGGTTCAGCAGGAAGCGACGATACAGTCGCAGCTTCAACACCTTATGGACAACATACCTCAATGCGTTTCAAGGTCTACAATGCCTGGATTACTTCCTTGTCATATAGCAACTTGGATGCAGGAGCTAATACCCTCATGGTTGAAGAGATTCAGCTTGTACATGAAGGCTTTGACGTAACATACGCAACAGGATACACAAAGGCAGGAACTGCACCAGCTGTTACCGGCCAGTAATCAAACTAACTAAAGGTATATAAAATGACTACTAATAAGACTATTAATGCGGCACAAGATCCACAAGTAGCAAATAAACTTGCTGCAGATGCAATGTCTGCTCAGGAGGCAACCGTAAAGGCACTAAAGCCTGAAACCAAGTTGCCTCCTGCAACAGATGTTACATTGCCTGCTGGACTACTTGATCCGTTTACCGGATTGATTACCGCAGCAGAAGTAAGGGAGCTTACCGGTATTGATGAAGAGGCAATCTCTAAAATCACAGACACAGGTAAGGCTCTTCTTACTATTTTAAGCCGGGGAACTGTAAAGATCGGTGAAGAAGCATCTACTGAAGGTCTTCTTGACTCCCTATATGCAGGAGACCGTGAGGCTATTCTCCTAGCTATTAGGAAGGTAACCTTTGGGTCAGATGTAAAGCTTGGCCCTGCTAACTGCCCACACTGTGGTGAAGAGCAGGTCTTTGATATTGATCTAGACAAAGATGTTCCAGTAAAGACCCTAGAAGGTCCTGGAGAATTTGTACTAGATTGTAAGGTAGGAAAGGTTGTAGTTACACTGCCAAAGGGCTCAGCTCAGAAAGCAATCGTAGCTTCAAACAACAAAACTACTGCAGAATTAGATACAATTATCTTAAGTCACTGTGTAGTATCTATCAATGATGCTCCTGTGATTGATCCTAGCGTGGTTAGAAACCTAAGCATTAAGGATCGCAGAGATATTTTAGAAGAGATTACAAACCGCAACCCTGGCCCACAACTCAGTGAAATTAAAGTACCTTGCAGTGCCTGCGGCACGGAGGTACCGCTTCCGCTAACCTTGGCGGAGTTGTTTCGCTAACGAAATAAACTATGAGACTCTCATAGAGATGTATGACTTAATAAGTCAATACTATCCTGGATGGTCTCTTACGGAACTACGTTCTCTAAGTTTAAGGGAACGTCTTAACTGGTTGAATAGAGCTACAGGAAGAAGGCGGTGATTTAAATGGCAGATGCTTTTGGCAATATGGTCGGAGCCTCAGATACACCTGAGGGTCTAGGTACTGTTGGCAGTACATCTTTTGACGACATGCCTAAAGAACTTCTTAAGCTCTTTACAGAAGTAGAAAAAGTTGTCAAGCGAATCAGTGACGACTGGAAGAGCACATCTGCCGATATTAAAAAGACTTCCGGTCTTGTTGGCTCACAGAATGTGGGTTCAGGAAGACTAGGGCTAGGTTCATTTAGCCCAGCTCAAGCTGCAACCGGTCTAGGACTAGGCGTTGTAGCTGTAGGTGCCACAGCTATGTCAATGGCACCAAGCACCATGGCTGCAGTAACTCAAGCTATGGGTGCATCAACTTATGCCGGTTTTGCTGGCATGTCAAATATGCAGGCAACCCGAATGGCCAACTCTCAAGTTGGTATGGGTGCCACAAGCGCTATGGGTCCAACCATGGCTGCTATGACTTTATCTAACATGGGTTACACAGCTAACTCAATGAGCTCTCAGAATGTCATGACTCAGATTGCAGGCTTGAGTGCCATGACTGGCATGAGCAACGAACAAGTTGCCGGTGCTATGGGTGGCGTTAATGGAATGAACTTTCTGCGTCTTGGTATCCGTGTTCGTGATAGTCAAGGTAACTTGCTCCCACCTAATCAGATTGTTAACTCTGTCTACAACGCCCTCTTCCGTGGACAAAAGATTTCTGCACAGCAGGCTTCAACAGCAGTTCTTAATCCTGGCGGTAAAGGTTATCAAGTACTTCAGCAAGTAGCTGGCGGCAACCAGGCCTTGATGCAGACTCTTCAGTCGGGCATCATGGCCCGTGCTCAAATTGGAAGCGACATTACTTCCTCTCAAATGGGCAATGCTAAGACCATGCTTGGAGCTATGAATGTTGATAAGTCAAGCCCTATGTACTCCAACTTCACAAACAACACTGCTCAAGCTGGAGCCCTTGCCGCAACAGAGCAGGGATTAGTTGGCGGATACAACACTGCCTTAAATACCAATGCCGCTTTAACCAATGATTTTACTAGCGTAGCTAATGCTGCTAAAGGCGTCACTAGTGCTTTAATGGGCCTCAAAGGAATCTTAGACACGTTCCCAGGAGCAGGTAACGTTGGAGGTACTCTTTCAGGTATTGGAAGCGCAGCGGCCTCTGCAGGCATTAATGCATATGCTACTAAGCGTGCGTTAAAAGGTGTGCTTGGTAAACCAGCAGAAAAAGCAATTGGCCCAGTAATGTCAAACGGAAAGTTTGTAAAAAAGGGTGAGTCTTTCTTAGGAAAAGCATTTAACTTTGTTAAAGGCCAGTTCCATAACCCATTTAAGGGTAGCAGTATTTTAGAAGATCTTGCTTTGGGTGCAGAAGACGCTTTAGCTGTTGGTGAAACAGCTGCAGTAGCTGCTGCTGCAGGAGGAGCTTATGACCACGGTAACATGGGTCATACAGGTATTGGTGGGCCAATAAGCGGAGGACACCAAAATGTCACCCCTGTTCCTAGAGGAACACCTGTAACATCTCCTTACGGACAACGTGGTGGTGGAGCAAAGACTAAAGGATTCCACGCAGGTCTTGACTTTGGCGCTAAGTTGGGTACTAAGGTTTACGCTCACGATGATGGTGTTGTAACCATTGTTGGTAACGGCGGAGGTTACGGTAACTATATTGAAATTGACCATGGCTCATACAGAACCCGCTATGCACACTTAAAGCAGATCTCAGTATCAAGAGGTCAAAAAGTTTCTGGTGGAACAGTTATTGGTCTATCCGGTAACACAGGTAACTCAACTGGCCCACACCTTCACTTTGAAGTTCTTGTTAATGGCAAGAAGGTTAACCCAGCCCCATATCTACAGGGGGCTACATCGGGCACACCTGGTTCAAAGACAACAACTCCTACAGGATCTGGTTTATCTAGCCAAGATATAAACTCTCTCATTAGCAGCCTTGCCTCTACACCAGGAAGCACAGCTTTGGATAATATGTTTGGACAGAATGCCGGACACAACTTGGGTGATGGAAGGTCACTATCCTTTATTAAGGGAAAGACTTCTGTTACTGCGGGAACTATTTTGGGAACAGGTAGCCAACAAGATTGGGCTAAGACTCTTCTCACAAAGCTAGGAAAGCCTGTAACAAAAGATAATATTACAGCCCTTACAACTTGGTCTGCTTGGGAAGGTGGCCAGTG